CTGTAAGCACAAACTTATTTCTTAAAATGTACGCTTCTTATTTGGTGGAGATGAGGGGTAGACCCTGTATGATACCACGTAAACACTATATATTGATAACGTATTCCTGTCAAGGGGAATACTAAGGGGAATATTAAAATTTAACGAAGTCGTAAGATACGGCTGCACCGTCTAAGCTCTTACCTTTAGGATTTGTAATCGACTTAAAAGCTTCGACTCTTAGGCGATCACGCTGATAATGTACCGTACCATATATATCATTATTAATAACAGCGACTCCGGCTCCGATACGATTACGCTTCTCTTGGTGAATACTATAATAGTTATGATTTATAGTATTATTATCGTTATTCGTTTCTTTTAAGAGGTAATCGGCTTTATCTTTTTTAGCTAATGTATTAGCTTTACGATCAGCTTCTTCTTGTGTACGAGCCGTATATTGAATGTCGGCCGGTCTCGTCTTAGCTTTCTCGATAAGATGCGTTACCTCTTTTACGTCGCCTTCGCCACGATATTTATGCATATTTAATTGCGCTTCTCGTATATTATCACGGTTTACGCTTGCTATATTCTGTACCGGAACAGTCGAGTCTTTAATACCTTTATTATAGAAATAGAAGCAAGAACCGACCATAAGGGCGATAAAAATTAGAATAGCGCCACCGATTAATATGCGTTTATTTATGAACCACATAATCACTAATACCTCGAGCAATAGCTCTAGCAAAATCATCAGCATTATTAATTAATAATAAAGCATCGTTATCATTATCGATAAAAGCAGTTTCGACTAATACAGCTGTCATATCAGTATGCTTTAATACAATAAGACCCGGCATTTCTTTAATACCTCGATCAGTAGTACCTAAACTATTAACGATTTGATATTGAATATAAGTAGCTAACGTAGTAGAGTCGTTACCATAACGATATACGATAGTTTCTGTACCGTTAGCTACTGTGTTAGCAGCGTTACAATGAATAGATACGAAGATATCGGCTTCCAAATCGTTAGCAGCTTGACATACTGGATATGGTCTATCTGCATACGGAGAGTCGTAGTATAAATTATCGGACTGCATGACTTGTGTTTCGTAACCTACTTGATTAAGATAATAAGCTACTTTATTTCCGATATCGTAAGCGATAGCCGCTTCGTTAATACCGTAGTTATTGTTAACGGCGCCACAGTCATATGTCTGATCGTGGCCCGGGTTTATAAATATTCTCATTCTTAGAATTATCCTCCTCTAATTTATCGGGGATTCCGTTATGATTCCGATCTAGCCATAACATTAATAAGCCTATAACCGTAGCCAATACTCCGGGTACAGCGTATGTATGATCGATAATCTTAATACCGATATCGATAATACGGCTATCCTCTGGAGATACGTCGCCCTTAATAAAAGACATAACGAATTGTACGATAATCAGAATAATGACTACGAACATTAACAATATAAAGGCTCGTACGGCTAGAACGCCGTTAGGGTGAATATTAGCGACTCGAACACTCTGATAGGTATTCTTTAAAGAGTTAAATATTTTAGTTTTATAATCCATGTAAAGCCTCATGGGGGGAGCGCTCAAACACTCCCCTTATGAACACTATTTAATTTTTTCTCGTAATTTATCTAATTTAATACTTAAATCATCTATACGATTATGACTTAATTTAATAGACTCTTCTACGATGCCGATACGTTTATCGAGGATTCTTCTATCTTCCTTAGAAGCCTCGACTTGTCTTAAAAGCTCGTTATTTTGAGCCTCTAATTTATCGAGAATAGCCATAATTTTACCTTCGAAAGCTTTACGCTCAGCTTGATCTTTTTCAAAGTCATGCATAAATTTAATAAAACCACCGAGGAGGCCTAAACCGGTTAACGATATACCAATAATTTCTAAAATATTCATTAGGCTTTCCTTAACTTAATTCGTAAAGTGTATTAACTCATTCATTGTTTACTCCCCAAAGTATTAAACAGCTTTCCACACGTTACTATAGATATCCCATTTCTTAGTTTCATTGTGGTTGTAGACTTCAAATTCAACTCTATAAATACCAATATCACTAGGTGGAACAGATTCATCTGCTACTACAATCTTATTAAGCATGTATTTAGGATAATTATTATTACCTAAATCTAAATTGCCGTCTTTCCACACGAAACTAGGGATATACAATACTTTAATATTAGAATATCTGAAAGCATCTTTATCAATTTCAGCAGCCTTTGGTAATTTTACAATGTTGTAATCAGTACCTACAAAAGCTTCTGCTCCCACTTTAACTACATTAGGGCATTCTAATAATCCTTCTAAATCGCTGCGGCCATAGAATTGTCTAGCTGGAATTTCTGTAGCTGTAGCAGCGTCGAAATTAGGCTCTGGTTGCGGCTCGGGCTTAGGTGGTTGATTTTTATCTTGTAGATTGTTAAGAGTATCTACTACTTCACTATCAGAATAGCCTTTACTATTAGCACGCTTAACTGCATCTAATACATATGCATATGTACTAGCGGGTTCAATGTTATTGATTTCTTCGGCAAATTTAAACAATTTCCCTTCGGACGTTACGCCTTTAAATTGAATAGCGTCTCTGATTTGAGTGATATGACCGCCGAACTTATTTAATTCTTCCATTAAGTCGATTGTAACTTGATCCATTATTAGTTACCTCCGTTGAGTTTCTTTAATTCATTAATAATTAATTGTAAATCGTTTTTAACTATAAAAGCCGAGGTATCGGGAGCCGGCCCCGGAGGTCCTTGAATGCCCGGTTCTCCTTTAGGACCCGGATCTCCCTTATCGCCCTTAACCTTTAAAGCGTTTAATTGTTCTTGAGTAAAATCGCTAGATTTGAACGGTTCACCCTTTGGGCCGGGGGGGCCTTCTAAGCCTCTATCCCCTTTCGGACCTTTAAGTTTCTCGAGCTGTTCCGGTGTAAAGTCTTTATATGTGAAAGGATCGCCTTTAGGACCATCCTCACCACGAGGACCCATAGGCCCCCTAAGGATATCTAATTGATCTGAAGTAAAATCGCTATATCTAAAAGGCTCGCCCTTCGGGCCTTGTATCCCTTGAATACCGGGATCACCTTTATCGCCCTTAGGTCCTTTTAAAGCGTTTAATTGTTCTTGAGTAAAATCTTCATAGGTAAAAGGATCACCTTTAGGGCCCGGCTCTCCTTGTTCGCCTTTTGGGCCTGTTAAACCCGGCTTACCATCATTTCCTCGAGGACCCGGAATACTAATAGTAGTGGATAAGGTAGGAACGACCTCGACCTCTGTTATTAATGCGTTGGGGATATTATTTACTGTTTCCATTATGAACCCCCATTAATGTAAAGAAATATTATGATAAAACTTAATACTACCCATTACGATTTTATGATAGTAACTACCATTCGTAATGAATACATCGTAGTAACCTTTATCGATAGAACGAGATAAACTAACCGACTTACTAGAAGGAATGCTCACATAGATTTTATTATCTTCTACGGTACAATTAGCCTCGATTAGTAAGTTGTCGTGTTCATCACGCACTTTACAAATAGCTTTTACGTTATTAAAATCGATATCGCCCTTAACAAGGTATACACGGTTCCAATCGTCGCCAGTATGTAATACTTCAGCTTGTTTTTTAATTGTATTCATGATTAGCCTCGTTTTTTCATAGCGAAACAAATATAGTTAGCCGTACCCGGATAGAATGTTTCGTATCGAGGACCGCCAGTATCGGAAGAATGAGTCTTGATATAGATACCGACTGTAACTTTACGACCGTTTCTATAACATACTGGGTTATAAATTAACGAATGTAAGTTGAACATATTAAGTACTTCGTCATTCTTATTCCCGCTAGCTAAACTTACGAGCCATGTACATTCGTTTTCGTTAAAACCTTGAGGAACTGGTAAAGTCTGATCGTGGTCTATCGTACCAGAAGTAATAACAAAGTCTCCTTGTAATGCGAACGGGAAGAATTGAGCGCCGTTATACCACCCCGGAACATTCTTAGAGCATAAAGCAACTCGATCGGTATTAGCAGTAGAACCGACATCTAAGTTTTCGCCGTCATTACCGCCTACACCGATAGCATGAATTTTATTATTACCGCCATCAAATTTAAGACCGGACTGACCTCGTACAAAGTTAATGTCGCCTTTCATAGTGCCGCCAGTTAAATGCAAGCACTTTTTAGACTCGTTAAGAACGTCTTCTTCAGTAGCTAAAGGTTTACCACCAATTTTATTGTTATACCACTTAGGCTTATTAATACTAATTAAATTTAAAGTATCGGTACCGCCATATTCAGTATTAGACTCTACTACACCGATATCGAAATTACCGTTAGGAGCTACTCGAATTTTAGTCTTAACAGTATTATTAGCATTATTAAACATAACGCCGATACCGTTATTAAATTCGAGATTACCCGTCATAGTATCGCCAGTTTTCTTAACGTACGTTCTTTGTAATAACGCCGTTACGTCGTCGGCTAATTTAGGCAATGTAACGGATTTATCTCTTAGCTTAGGAGTCGTAACACTACCGTCAGGATGATCGATAGGGTTAGCTTCTTTATGTTTTTTAACTAAATCGCTAGTATCGCCAATAGCTTTATCAATTTTATCCCAGTTATCGTTACGGAGGTTTACGTTATATTGCTCCGTTTCAGCTGGCTTTAATAATTTAATATTCTTAGTATAAGTAGCCATTACTTAGGTAAGACCTCCTGATTTAATGCGAAGTGAGTAAATTGAGCTAGCTCTTTATGGGTATAGCGGCTCAAATCTATATGACGGTTATAGAGTAAATCAACGTCGTAGATTAGATTCATCGGAATAATATCCTTTAATAGGTTAGCTACGGCGTTACGTTGTCTTTTAACACCTAACGACACTTTAAAATGTACGTTATAGTTTTTATAATCTTGCTCGATCTGATAATTACCTTTACCGCATATACCGTCGAGTAATTCACGTAGTTTAAGCTCGGTATAAGGACGTTGACCGGCTAACTCTAAAAGAATATTAAAGCGCCGATCGTCGATCGTATCGTCTGGAGCCGGAATAATATCGAGTATGGATTCCCATTTTTCTAAACCGAAACTTTCGGCCGTCATGATATATTGTTCCCTAAAGATATCGACCATCGTATTCCATAAGGCTTGTATTTCGACGCTTTCAGTACGATATATCTCTTGCATTTCCTTAACGTTACCAGATACCGGAACGGCAAATTCAGATAAGTCGATAATGCGTCTATATTTATCGAAGTTCATAAGATTATCCCTTCGTTAGTGTTAATGTACCGAATACCGGAATTTGGTTAGGCTTTAAATCTAAACGCTTAATAGCTTTACCATTAATTTTGATATCGCCTACGTCGATTACGTTATCGAGATCGACAGCTAAAGAAGTAATGATGGAGCTACGTACCGTAACGAATTGATTTTCTTCTTGTGTAGTCCATTCTTTACGTCTTAGAAGAAGCTTTTCTTTAATTTTCTTAGCAAGCTCGTCCTTAATTTCGTTAACTGTATGACCGGCCGTCATAGTAACCGGTACCTCATAATTAATAACGACTTCTTCAGCTGCTTCGACCGTTACAGTATGACCGATTGGAGCAAGCCCGTACCCTTTGCCTCGTTTATCCACGTCTAAAGGATCGAGAGCTAACTGAACTTCTTTAACCAATTCTGCTGATGCTTTATTAAACTCATTATTAATTAATACGACTTTAACCGTACCGCCACCGTTCCAACAACGATAAATTTTAGAACCGCCAGTACCGGCAATACTTAATACTTTTTCTTTATAATCGGCGCCGTTACCGCCATAAGCCTTAGATTTTAAAGCTCGTATGTATCTAGCCCTAAAGATTTCGGTTTCTTCTTCGTCTTGACCCGGTACGAGTACTTCTTTAATCTCGGCTGTCTGTAAGCCTTGTACAGTCTCGATCGGAGTAATTCTACCGATACAATAATTACCTTTAGCTCCGGCCGTTTCGCATACTAATTTGAATTCATTTTTACTTAGATCGATAACGTCGATAACTCTAAAGTTTAAGTCTTCGTAGTTAAAACGAGTACCGATATCGACCGCACTCGAGAATACGCCTTTAACTTCGGCATATGTAGCTTCTCGAGGATATATATTATATTCAGCAGCTCGTAATTTAAGAAAATCACGATCGGCTGTTTGAGCGAACGTTTGTTTGATAATAACTTGAGCCATTAAATATAATTCGGTAGCTTCAAATGCAAAAGGAGCTACAGCATCGTAAACTAAAGACCCTTGTCGTTTATCGTACTTGGTTCCTATCCGATAGAGGGCATCGGACAATATATTTTCGTAAGTTTTATTCTCGTACATAAGCCGTTACCTCTCGGGATATATTATTAATCTCACCATAAATAGTATTAGCGGTGAATAAACATAGTACATCGCCGCCATTATTCGAGAATCTGAAGTCGGTAACTTCCTTAATCCTATTATCGGCAAGTAAAGCCTCCTTAATGCGTCGCTCAATCTCGGCATACACATAAGGGATAGGTTTACCGATTAAATCGTTAAGTTCGATACCGTAATTCCAGTCGTAAATCAAATATTTATAGCGCTCTGTATTAATAATTTTGAAAATAGCTTGTTTCATAGCTTCGATATCGTCGCACATTCCGAGAAGCTTATAATCGTCCTCGTAGCGTACTCTGAATGTATTCGAAGTCTGATAGTTAACGACGGTATTAGCGTCGATTTGGTTATTTATAGAATTAGGAGTTAACATTATTTAGTCGTACACCCCGTATTAGGATTATAAACTCGATCCATAGCGATAAAACGTTGACCGCCAGTCTCACGAATTAGCCATACTTCATCGCCTACTTTTAAGGCGTTATGGATTAAGAACTTCTTACGCCCTTTATATTCATGATTATGGCTTTCAAATAAAGCATAGCCACCACCGCCGGCTCTGTTTTCCGTGATATGATCGACGCTAATTTCTGCCGTCCAATCGCTCGTATTCTTCGTTAATTTTATACGTTCCTCCGGAATAATCATCTTAGAGTCGAGGGCTATCTGTAGAGGAACCTCCGAGATAACTTTTCCAGTAAGAATAGTAACCGGTACTGTAGCATCGACAGCATTAACAGCCATATTCTTGATAAGATTAGCTATCATATTATAGTCGTTTTGCATAGTTAGACACCCGTTCTAATAATCTTATTAGGAGCTTCGCCATTTCTAAAGGCATAATTAACGTCTGGATAGTGGATAACGTAGCCCTTATCCGAGCTATTACCGTAGCAGCCGCCCATACCGTCGCTTACTACGACATGATTATTATCGCCGTAGAATAATAAGTCACCGGCATTAGCATCGCCTGTATACGCATCGCTAGAATAACCTCGGCTATTGAGATGAGTTTCTAATTCGTCTGTATTAACGATACCTTTAGCTCTAGCATCGTATAAATCAGTATTATAATAACTACCGGCTAGCGTAGCTCGATCGACACAGCCTACATCGCCATATGGAGAAGGAGTACCTTCGATGGAATTTAAGCCAGTTTGAACGGCGCTCGCATTAGCTGATCCTTTATTCACTCTCGTTGTGCCACCTTTCCCAGATTTACCTTTTTTACTACTAGCAATTCTTCTAGCAATTTCTGCATCGCCTCTATCTATAGTAGTGATAACAGGCTCTTGTTTATCGAAGTAGATAATATCAAGATCCATTGTATGCTTATTATTACTGAAATTATGAGTTACGGCTTGTACATAGACTAACTCGTTAAGAATTTGATCGCCGATATCGAAGTTAAGCCATATACCAGAACCCGGACGTATTACCGTACGACCTAAACAGCCTTTTAAACGTAACGTATGCGTTTTTCTAGCTAATTTATCGAGCATAATCTTAGCTTTCTCGATAGCGTTAATATCCTTCTCGTCGGGTTTATATACCTTTTGTAATACACCCCAACGCTTAGTCTCTTCTGAGGCATAGGCTCCGCCTGTACGATAGGCTTCTTTATGCTTATCACTACCGGTTTTAGCTTCCCTAACGACTAAGATTTGAGTAAAGGTATTTCTATCGATAGAAGATATATATTCGTAATCCTCGACTTGACTAGCATCAATTAATATGTCGGTTACCATATCGTTAAGCTCTTTAACAGTTAATAAGCCGTTATCGTCATAAGCTACGTAGATAGGCTTGCGTTTTACATCGGTACTAATCTCGTCGAATGTATGATCAGCTTTTTCTGGATTAAGAGTACGTTCCGCATGGCTATCTTTATCCATTCGCACATTATCTAAACCGCTATAACCGCCTCGATATTTATCGGGATTTAAACTCTTAGTTTTTTTAGCATTTAAGGCTTTAACCGGTATTTTAGGCGAATTAATCGACGTTAATTTTAACATAGTTAATAAGATATCTTGATACGATTTACCATCGAATACACGAGATATCTTATACTCTGTCGGAGCTATCTCACCGAGCTTAATACCGAGGTCTTTAGAAAGAGCTATAATTAATTCAGATGCCGAATTCTTACCGTCGAAGATATAATAGCCTTCCGACTTTAAATAGCGACATTGATCGTAACACGTTACTTGAATGATATTATTCTTAGAGCGGCTCTTTTCGAATATATATCCTACGAATATAAGTTCGCCGTTAACCTTAAAGTTAACTAAATCGCCTTCTTGGATATCGAGTAAAGGATCTTTTAATACATTAAACGTTAATTTAGCCGGAGCAAGATCGGGACTACGATCTAGGGTAATCCCGTCTTGAGGCTCTATTAATAGCACATCTTTTTGATTTTTAACGGTGAGTTCATAAGTGAGGTTGAGCGGCGCATTGGTTATTTCTACTGAATTAAATTCTTCCATATATCGTCGACCTTACCTTGCTTATACATATTAATAGCTTGACCGCCTTCTAAATAACACGGTACCGTGATCTTATTGAGAGCGGCTATTTTAAATAAATTATTAGTGTTTCCGAACTGTTCTTTTACGACTCGTAATAACGTAGCCTTAGGACCGGCTTTAACTTCCTTCTCGGGGATCTTATCGGACGGACGATTATTATCGATATGAGCGGTTATCGTACCGTCTTTTTCGTTATCGATAACCACCTTCTTCGTACCGTAATCACGCCATTCTTTTAAGCTAATCTCTAAACGAGCATCGAAGCCGTAATCGGTATCTTCTTTATGCACTAAATCCTCGATTGTAACACGTTGATTTAACATGCTAATCATTTCGCCGTTAGGTTTCATTCTTACGACGATAAAATGAATAGGTTTACGATCTCGTTTTATCTTGAGGATTCTTGTCATATAATACTCGGCCTTCTCGTGCTTATGTAGTATAGACTGGTTAAAAGGATACTTACTATTAGGAAGTAAAATCTCGAAGCTATAATTCGTTAATCCCATCGGCTTCGGTATAGTTACTTCACCGACGTTTAATAGATCGAGAGTTTCGTTTTTATTGGAATAGTTAATCGTAAGAGCCTTAGGAGGTATCGGTAATTGTGTATCGTTAAGATAGAAATAATACATTATAGAGCCTCCCCGGTATTGCGTTCGAATGCGCTACCTAAACCACTAGCAAAGTCCGTTATGAACTCCCCATAATTTACACTACTATCAATATTGTTATTATTAGTAATGTTCATATGAATAGTTCTATTAGACCATTGTTTAATAGCGTCGTTCATAATACCTTGATGTAGTCGATCGATTTCGTCTTTAGTTAAGTCGATAGCTTTAGCCATCTTCTCGGTATTCTTAGCAGTCTTCTTAGAATTGTTAGCCGTATCTCCGGCCGCCTTAGCTACTGCATCGACTTTACCGTCATACGTAGCGTTATTATCTGGTTGTTTAGAAGTAAATACGTTACTAATTTTACCGACAGCACCGTCTCCGGCATCTTGCCATGCACTAGCCGTCTCGAGAACATTCATTGGACCCATTTTATAATCGTCTAAAGGGCCAGAATCGACTTTAACTTGGAAGTTAGCAGCTACAGCCGGACCTACGCCTTCCAATAGGCCTTTAAGGAACGGTACCTTACGCATTACATCGAGTATCGTATTAATAGCGCTTACTGTAAATTCGACGATATTGTTCCACAGACTACCGAATAGATTTTTAATAGCCTTAGCCGGATTATCGAATACCGTTAATAGGAAATTAGCGAATATAATGAAAATATTCCATGCATACGCTACGCCGTTGTATAGGAAAGCAAATAATCCACCGAATACACCGGCAATAACACCGACCGTAGTATAAGTGCTACCGGTTACTTCATCGTAAGCCATTACTAATAGGTGAATAGCACCGATTACCGCTATAATAGCTATTGCTATAAGCCCGACAGGATTAGCAGCTATAGCAGCGTTTAAGCTCCATTGAGAAGCCGCTAGCGCATAATTAGCTATAGTATTAGCTACTTTAGCAGCCGTATCGATACCGAACGTAATAGCCGAATAAGCAGCCGCTGCACCGATAGCATATAGAGCTACCGTTACGATACCGCTATGCTCTTGTAAGAAGCTAAAGGCCTTCTGACCGAACGTAAGCATCTGTTTAAAGGCATACGATATTTCGTTAGCTACATTCTTAATAATAGGAGCTATATACTGTATATTATTCTCGATACTATCGATAAATTGCCTAAATTCTTCGCTATTCGATAATTCGTTAATAACGTCGAATAACGGAGCAAATGCATATTGTGCTACCGACTGAATATCGGTTACCCAGTCCGACATCGTATGAGGTAACTTTCTAAACTGTTCCTCAATTTCGGCGGCATTTTCCGTCATAGCTTTCTTAATAACTTCGGCCGTGATTTTACCGTCGGCGGCTAATTTCTTTAACTCGCCCCTCGATACGCCCATCGTCTTCGCAATAATGTTTTCGATTATCGGAGCGTTTTCGGCGATACTTCTGAATTCGTCGCCTTGTAGTTGCCCGGATGCTAAACCTTGCGTTAACTGGAGCACAGCATTCTTTTTAGCTTGACCTTTAGTACCGCCAATAGCCATTACTTTATTAATAGTTTCGGCAAATTGAATAGTCTCTCGAGGATCTGGGAAAGCATCGTGAGCCGATTGAGATAGATTAGCTACCATCTCTGCTACATCGGCATAAGCGGAACGAGAACGTCTAGCCGACTCATATATTTCACGGTTAAGCGCTATTACGTTATTTTGTGAACCCGCAATAAGACCGAGCCGAGCATTAATAGTAGCGTATTCTTCAGCCATATCTAATACACTACCTAATGCATCACCTACTTTAGCTATAGCAGCAGCGGCTATATTAGCACCTAATGACCCTAAGAATATTGATTTAATGTTCATAAGAGAACCAGATGCTCTAGTAGCTTTATCTGCTACGCCGCCCATATGTTGACCGAAAGACGACATAGCCGTAGAGGATCGGCTAGCATTTTGCGATATATTTTGTAATACAGGAGAAACACCGTCGTTAAGTTTGATAGTGTTAGATAATATAGACATATTCTACTCCCGACTTGTGTTTTTTAAGTTCTTCTTGAATTTTTTTCCGTTCGTCGAATCGAGTCGATATAGAAGCAAATATAAAATTACGCTCCTGTTCGTCCATCGAATTAAGTTCGAGCGGAGTTATATGATAATACTGGAGAGCCAGATGATAGAGATATGCCTCGGGGTTCTCCTTAATTAGTTTTTTAATTCGGATACCGTATTAGTTTTACCGGACATAACGTCTTGTAATGCTTGAGTTAATACTTGAGTTTCGCCCGGATATAGCATAGTGCTTAATAAATCGTTAACGTTAGTTACGCCGTAGGAGTCTTGTAATTCCGCATCGTTAAGACGAGGGAATAATACGACTTGTTCTAATAGATCGGCATTAAGATTTTCTTCGTTAGTTTCTTTAACCTTTTTACCGTTTACGAGTTTAGTAACCGTATTTTTCTTAGTAATTTCTTCTACTAATTTAGTACTAATAGGATGTAATACCCACTCTAAAGGTTTATCTTCTTTATCGGTAAAGCGTTCAGATACTACGACACGTACGTCGTCTACCTGTTTAGCTTTATTTTTAAAGAAGCCATTTAAAGACATATTTTTAATCTCTGACATTGTTTTTTATCTCCGTTATATCATAGAAGAGGGCTTAATTAGGCCCTCTTATTGTGTTTTAAATTAGGCGTGAATACCGTCAAGATCTTTAAATCGTTGAGGGCGTTTAACGCCGCCTACCATAAAGTCCATATCGAGTTCGAGATATTTACCATCGACATCGAATACAGTTTCAGAATATTTAGTCATGCAGCAGTTACGATAAATAGTAGTGCGAGCGCCAGTATCGGACGTAGCATCTTCGTTAATTGCTTGAATATCGAAATAGAAGTCTTTACCGTGATTGATAAAGCGATCCATATATTCGTCGAAGTAATTAGTAACGTTATATGCTGTCATAGAACCGGAAATTTTAGCGCCTACGCTTTTAGTTTGTTCTACTCGTTCGCCTAAAATATTAATCTTTTCAGTTTCTTTATCGGTAGTAATTTTTAAATTTTTAATATTAAAGAAGTTGTATCGTTTACCTTCGATCGTAATAAAAGCACGACCTTCTTTAGCGGATACAACGTCTTTAGCGTTCATAGTTTGAACTTCTGCCATTATTTAAACTCCTTATTTCACGTAACAAGTAGCGTACAATTTATCCATTGCGACAGTCGGTTTAATGTTGTAGTTAATTACTACGGAACCCTTTTCTTCGCCCTCTGTCGGGATTTCTACGTCCTTAGGATCGAAGCCATTAATAGCTCGTACGCTTTGATATTCTTCGAATAATTTAACGACGTCGTTCCATAATGCGATACGACCGTCTTGATCGTTAGGAGTTTTACCTAGATAGTAATTACTAAACAAACGAGCTACATCGTATGCGGAGTTATCGAGTACACGAATAACTTGGTTAGATGCGAAGTCTTTAGTACGATCTTTAGAGAATTCAGTAAAGGAGTTAACGTCGCTAAGAATGCGAGTACCGCCTTTAACGTTTCCGGAAGCGGAGTCCGCTACGTTATGAAGTACTAATTGACCGTTTTTAACGAATTGTTCAAGTTCATATTGTTTATATTGAACGTTAAAGTTAAATTCGCCGTCGTACGCTTTATTAGTTAAAGATTGATTAATAGGGCAAGCAGCTTCAGCACCAGTTAACCAATATACACCGGAACCCGGTTCTTCACCGCTATCAGTAACCTTATTCGCTAAAGAGATAACGCCTTCGTAGTTAGCTTTATCACGGTTGAATAATACGACTTGGAATTTTTGACCTGTAGTTTCACGAGCACGTTTAGCAAATGCGATAAACAAGTTTTGAATAGTAGTATCGCTACCGGCATAACCCAATACATTAAAATAGTATGGCTCGATTAATTCGATATACTTTTGATAATCGGATGCTTGGATTTGAGTACCGTTAGTACCGCCAGTAAGATATTTAGCAGCTTGAGCCGTAAAGCTTTCACCTTTAGTAAATACTACATAATCATTATCTTTTAAATCTTTAGGAGTGGATAAACCGGACTGTTCATCGACTTTTTTAACTACGTCGTCAGTTTTGATATAAGTCGTTACTGTGAATTTATCGGATGCATTAATATCGGCGCTAATAGCTACAGCGATATCATTACCACGTACACCGCCAAATTTAGCAGTCGCTACAGTAGACTGTGCTTTAACAGCATCGGAATTCAAGCGATATAGATATAATGTTTTAGCATTTAAGAAAAGGTCTCGTAAACCTTTCATTTTAGGATGCGCATAATCGTAACCGAAGATACGAAGAGAATCCTTCTGGAATTCTTCTTGTTCTACACGTACGATAGCGTTAGTTTCGCCCCAATCGAGAGACAAAGCCATAGTAGTATATCCACGATCTACTACTTCGGCAAATGCTTTCAATTTAGATACGAAATTGATGTAAACGCCCGGCAATACCTTATTTTGGAATAACCAATAACCGCCACCTTGAGCCATGTATAGGCCTCCTTATGTATTAATTAAATATATGTAATTAGTCGTTATATACTTCGACAATCGGAGTACTTAATGTTTTATCGAGAAGTTTTTCTACTTCTTCGACGGAGTATTCACGATTTTCGAGTACGGCGCCGAGCATATCGGCATAACGAGAGAATCTATCGGAAGTAATAATCGTTTCTGGATCGAATGTAGGAGCTGGAGCTGTATTAGTTTCGCTTGTTGCGCTTGTTACTTCGCTCACACTCACTTCGTTCGTTACTTCTTCATTAGTTTTAGCCATGTGTAACCTCTTGTTTTTGCGTTAAGGACTGCATAGGGTCCTCTTTATGAACTTTCCTAATATGATATGTATACGAAACTTTAAAATGTAAAATCCCGTCCGTAATCCGATAACTCATATCGTCGCCGTATAGCTTAGAGCCGTCGTTTAGCGTTATATACTCTAAATCGAAATAAAGTTGTTCTACAATCGGATTAATTTGCTTTCTATGGTCTTCGATATAATCGTCGTCTGCAATATACAGCATGATATCGAAGTCATGACGGCGCTCGTATCGATCACCTATTACATGAATATGATCGGTATTCAAGGTTTCGATTACGAAGCAAGGGAATTCAGCATCGGATTTAATTTCGTCGACATATATCGAATATTTATATTCTTTATTAAGGACTGTCGCTATGCCTTCTATAACGTCGTTAATGTAAATCATTTATCCCATCCCTCTAAGAATTGATCGAGGGCATTCTTCATTATGTTTTGTGAAGCTTTTTTAGTAGCCGCTTCAGCCTTCTCTTGCATATGTAGACCCTTAACAAACGATTTGGTTAGTCTCTTGCCTAGAACAGGAACAAACCTTCCCGGAGTTTGTCTATGACCGTCGTTAACATACGATGCATACGAAGCCGAATTCGTTACTTTAACCGTATTACGATTAAGCCTTTCAGCCTCCCACGATCTTCTCATGTGTTCCGACATACTGCGATGTTTTCCATCGGGCGAAATTTGTATTTTACCGACCGGAGTCGCTGCTATAGCCGTAGCTAGATAAATTTGGGATAAATCGTCTGTAATCTTAGTAGATAATTCCTTCTGGTTTTTCTTTAGAACATCTGTTCGACGTTCTAATTCTTTAAAACCGGAAAGATCGAACGTAATCCTAGCCATTATGCTTACTCCTTAGTTTTAACTCTATTTCTTGATGAGTATCGTATAAAGCTGTTTGAGAAGCTGCCGTATAAGAAAACGTTCTGCCTTGTCTTACTACTTCGATATCTGAACCGGGTTTTATATTAATATCTGGAGAAGTGAATAAAGTGATTACTTGAGAGGATGCCGGCAACTTATTCACTATATCGTTAGAGGAAATAGTTTTAAATGATATACGGCATGGATAACTAATAGATTCGATTTCTCCGTTTGTTATAATCCCGGTTTTAGGATCTTTAATAGCTTTTCTTTGTTCCTTGATAATACAAGTATCGGTATATAGGCGTTCATAATGTTTACGAGCTACCATTTTAATTGACGATAACATGCTATATCTCCGTTCAAAGTTAGCCATAAGTGAATAAGAGAATCGAGTGCAGCCGCCTTATCCGTACTAAATTCGATCTCGGTATCGCCTTCTTTTAGCCTCTTGATCGGGTTAAGATCTTCGGCGCTAAGGATACGATCTTTATTAGCTTGAATAAAACGAGCTGCGACTCTTTTCTCGAGAAGGTACTGTAATTCGTCCGGAACATCGCTTCTATTTAATATATTCATTAAATATTGTTCCTCGGACTCATAGATATAACGAAGAACGCCATCATATTCGGCCGTTACATTAAAATGCGTAGCCATACGAATTAGTTCTTTTACGTTATCCATTATTTATACCTTATTTTTTGAAAGTTGCTTTTACTACTTTGGATTCGTTAGTCAATGCTACAGCGTAATGTTTATTAGCTACCATTACTTCTTTACCGGACAATAAGTCTGGTTGAACACCGGCTTGAATATCACGTTTCATGAATAAGGATACTGCTGGCAATTCTTCTTCGTCAGCATTTACGCATACGATATAGTTATCGATAGTAGCGCCGGCATCGCTGATTTTCTTAGATACGACTACACGGCAACCACCGACCATACCTACTTCACCAGTCATGATTACGTCGTTACCATATTTACTTTTATCGTAGAATTTGTCTTCTTTACGAAGTGCTGTTAATTGGGAAGGAGCGATGAAGATAACTTTATCTTGAGCGTCTTCTTCAGCTAATTTATCGATAGCGTCCATAATGCCTTCGTAAGAAATTTTGTTAGCGCTAGTAGCTGTTAAAGTAGCACCACTTAAAGCAGCAAGGATATCGTTATCCACTTTATCAGCAATAGATTTAGCTAATTGAGCTGCACGTTGAGCTACAGGATCGCCATAACCAGATAATTTAGCTTCGTCTGTCAAATCTACGGCTTTAACTGCTTTTTTAATAGCAGCTTTTTTAGTAGAAGTAGTCATAACAGATGGAGTTACTGCTGCACCTTCTGCTACGTCTTCAGCTGCGCCGATGTAATTGAAAGAAGGAAGTGTAATTTCGGAACCCGGTACACCGACCAAAGTGTTATCTACTTTTGCGATTTGAGTAAATTTAATTGCTTTAGGTAAACGAGCGGAAATCATGGCGCCCAATACTTGAGGGTTTACCATGTTAGTCAATTTAGTTTCATTAGCCATTATTAATGGTCTCCTTATTAATTAGATAATTCATTAAATAGATCTGGATCGTTTGTTAAAAGTTCGTTTAATTGTTCGTAAGTTAACTTGTTAAACTCTTCTTTAGTTAATCCTGTATGTTGTGTATTAGTTTCTCCCGGTACTACGCCTTTAGGAGTATCGGAGGTGAATAAATAAGAATCTGATTGCTTGAGCGCCTCGATTTGCTCTTGTAATCCCGAAATAGATCCGTCTTCATTTAGAGTAATAGCCTCTTTATTGAGTAAAGACGTTAAGATTTTCGGATTCTTAACACCACATTGAAGAATGGCGGAATTAATGCCATTATCTACTTGCATATCTATAATTTGTTTAGCGTATTGACTATCACGTTCAGCCGCTTTATCTTGTAATTCTTTAATCTGCGCTTTCAACGTTTCGTTAGTGCTTTCAGATTCTGTTAATTTGTTAATTTCGCTGCGTGTAGTTTCTAGTTCTTGCTTAGCTTGCTTATATTTTTCGTTTTTCTCGTTAAATTGAGACTTAGATACGTAGTTTTTACCGTAATCTTCGATAATTGCTGTAGCTTGTTCTTCAGTTAAATTTAATGCAAGTAATTCTTCTTTAGTCATTGTTAGTATTCTCCTGTTAATGAATTCGTTTTATTTTCGTGAGTAACATCTCACATTTATTTAAAGGATTTTAATGCGTTATTCTTTATCGTCTGTAACGATTGAAAAAGACAAGGGGTGGATAAGGAGACTACTTAACGTATTCCTTATGCCATTCTTCATATGTCATATCGTCTATATACTGTGATTTGCCATCGATACGAGCTGATCGGCCCATTAATTCCCCGACATACGGGATCATAGTCGAGCGACAATGCGGGTGAAACGGAGGTGATGTAACACCCGGTTTAAAGTCCTTACGATCTATAATTCGTTTATCGAGATGGCGACATACGGACGATGTATGAGTATCTAGCGTCGCTAATATTTGATACTTATCCACGTTTAATTCTTTAAATGTTTGATTTAACGCTAATTCTTGTACGTAAGCGACTTCGGTTTCGACTAAACGTCTAGCTTGATGTAAATCCGTATCGAATGACTCGGCTATACGCTCTGTAATACGTTCTGTCGGTTCTGACGAGATAAATGATCTCGTAATTTCTTGTTGTAGCTTGAGGATAAGCTTATCTCGTCTATCCCATATGCGATCGGAGAAATTAGATTCTAACCACGGCGTATTAATCACTTCTTGAATAGCCTTCTTAGGTACTTGCCTAAATGTTTGATATTGCCCTTGTAATTGCTGCGTGATATATGCGGCCTCGTAGTACGTCGATGTAAATACTTTATTGAGTGCATCGTTAATATTTGTATGCTGTTGTGCTGCTAATAATTCGACGAATTGTGAGGTATGTATCCATAGCTCTTCTAGGCGTGTTAATCTGGCCCTTATCGAGGCATTTTCAAGAAGTCGTATTTGTTTAGGGGATAGGTCTTTTTGTTGCGCTAGTTTAACGTATTGTTGTAACGTTAATTTAAACGCTTTTAATTCTCTCGCCGATAACTGCTTGCGAGCATCGGCAAGGTCTATTTGATTATTATTTGCGTATCGTTGAATGAAACCGGCTATTTGGTTCTCGTATTTCTCTAAGGAATACGCATAGATCGAAGTTAAGTCTTCGTATGTTTCATTAGCTGTGTTTAATCCACGCTCTTTTAAATTAAGAAAGCGTTCTTCCCAGTACGTCATTATTTAGTACCTCGTTACGTTCTTTCTTAACTCTTGCTAGCTCTTCTTGAGCATCGAGCGTCCACGGATGATTAGCGATAATAGTTTCGTCTGAGATAATACCGCTAGAATTCTTACAAGCTTCGATAATTTCAGATTGGTTTAACGGTAAATCTCTATTAAAGATAAACGTTACATCGTTTAATAACGGTCTATTAGTTAATGAATTATAAGCATTAATGAAAGTGAGTAAATGTTCGAGCGAGGCCTGAAATTCTGTTTCCATTTCGTTAGCATCGAGATCGATATCCGAATACATGGAGTTAATATTCATCTGGTTAGGATTGTTCGACATACGATCATCTTTAGCATCGAAGCCTCTACCATTCGTGATAATTGCTCGTTCTAATAGCTTGATAATAATCTCGTAATTCTCGGCATTTACTTCGATATTAAGAGCTTCGACTCCGGCTTCGAATTCTGGAGAAGACGTAATCTTTAACGCTCCGTATTTAGCTAATTCACTACGGAACTTAGCTAAGTTTTCGCCATCATATCCTTTAATAACTAGGATCGTATTATGTACGTCTTGGCTCATTACGTTAGCGAAATTAGATAGCATTTGATTTAATGCATCTTGTAAATGTTTAACCTTAGAGAGAAGCGGTACTTCTTCGGAGGAACATCTGAACCAGATTAAGGGTACGTTCTGCCAGTTGTAATATCTGTTATTCATCGAGATATACGGCATCGGCTGCTTTTGCGGATCGAGATATAAGGAATTATTACGGTATACGTAGTACGTAACGCCTTCCGGTTTATAATATTCGACCTTATAGTAGCGTTCCTTAGTATTCGTATTTGTATACTCTGTAAACTCGTAGAAGTAAATAAACGCATCGAGAGACTCATGTTCTTCATCGTGCCAGAACGGAATAACGTATTCCGGTCTCATGCGCTTTAATTTAAATTTACCGTGTTCATCAATATAGGGATGTAAATAAGCGATAGTACCGATATAAGCATCTTTACCTAGATTTTTTAATTTACGTTGGAAGCTTTTATTAAAATATTCGGAGGTATCTTCGTTACATTTAACGTCGATTGGTTTAGAAAGAAGATAATTAGTCTTTTGATCGACTAGATCGTCGAATAGATTATTAATAATTTTATGATTGGGGATAGTACCGGTAGCATCTGTAGCATTACCATTTTCATCGGGTATTAGATGCTTAGGATTATTATGTTTTCCTTCGTAATACTTACGAGATTGGATGATAGTCGAACGTTTTTGTGAATAAAGAAAGGACTCGAACTCGGCCCTTACGAACTCTATTTCCGTTAATCCCGCATTGTTACGTACGATACTATTCCATTGTTCAGTTAGGCTCATGGAATACCTTTCGTTTAAGTGAATGAGAATATAGGGCGCTGAATATTAATCGATTCGGCGACGCCGGTTAAAGCATCGGGCGCATCGTCATGGGCATTTTTACCTTCTCGTTGGTAGGTAGTTAATGCTTTATAGAATTCCGGATATTTCGTATGCCAGTTTAAGGGAAAATAAACGTGTTCCATAATCCATGTTGCGTTCGATAATATTCTTGCTTTCTTGTTTTTAGACTGATGAAATGCGTGTATGATTGTATGATTAGTGTTATATTTTGTTTTTAAGATCGTATCGATTTGTCTGGAGAAGCCTCGACCACCGTTATTAGACTCAATATCTGCCTTATTCACCTTATGTTCAAATAAATGTCTAGCTACTAAAGGCTCGGTAATTTCCATAGGCTCTTTTGTGTATATAACGTCCAAAATGTAAGCTTCTTTGTTTTTTACGCCGTAGATAATAGAACATAAATAATCTTGCCCCGTATCGGCCGTATCTGTATAAGATTTAATTTCGTCGAATTCGGGTAAGGTATCGTATATCTTTAACGCAGTATATAAACGACCTTTTAAATCGATAGGCTCTTGCTGATAGTTAGCTTGGAATATCTCGGGCGAAATTTGCTTCTGCTTCTCAAGGAAAGACTCGATGGAAAGTACTTCGTCGCATAGCATTTCGCCATTAGGTAGTTGAGCCTTCATCGTAATAACTTCAGCTTCGTCTCCGTAGTATTCAATACATTTACCGGCTAGATCATTAGAGGCCCAACGAGTCATAATAATAATAATTTTGCCGCCTTCTTCTACACGAGAAAGCATAGTATCGGTGAACCATGAATAAAGAGCTTCTTTTTTAGACTCATTATTAGCTTCTTCAGCATTTTTAATAACGTCGTCAATTATCATAAGTGAACAACCGAACCCAGTCGCCGTGCCCGAAGGTGATGTAGCGAGATACGATGCATATTGGCCCTCTAAAGACCACATATTCATAGCTGCGTCGCCTTGTTTAATTCGAGTATTAGGGAATATATCGTTATATACTGTTATATAAGGAGAAGCTTTTGCTTCTTGAATAGAATTACGAACAGATTTAGCGAATTTAGTGGATAAGGTCTCATTATAGGAGCCAGTCATTATCTTTTGAGTCGGATCCCTTCCTAGATACCACTCAACAAAAAGGGAAGCCGTACGGGATTTTCCTGTACGTGGTGGCATCGATATAATTAAGACTTTCTTATCGGATTTAATAAATGCTTCCAGTTTGTCGCATAATTCTTTGATGTATTTCCGCTCGATCTTATAGAAATCCGGCGCCTTTAATTGACAATATCTAAAAAAAGAACGCCTCGCTAATTCTTGTTTAGCTCCGAGAATAATTAAATCTTCATCTATCGTAACCACCTCCTTTATGTGTTCGTATACGTTCATTAAAGTTCAGTCCTACATAGGAAAGGCTACGGTTTTTTATTATCGATTAAGGATTCTAAATCTTCGGTTTTAATGTTTTCGAACGGGTTATTATTCGTTACGTTAATACGCTGCTCGTATGCTGCATCCATCTTGTTAAGAATATCGAGAGCCTTTAACCGATCTGTTAGCTTATGCTCTTCATTTAAGAAGATCTCGGTTAATGCTATTCTTCTATCCTCGATCGATGCTACTCGTTGCGTCTGCCGTTTCTTTAACCGTTCCTCAAGAACCTTGATGTAGGCTTGTATTGCTGGTTTCCTGAGGTTTTCTTGCGACTGTTTATTTATTACTGATTCGGAGGATGTGCTATATCCTGCTGCTCTGATAGCTGCCGATCCGTTATAGCCGTTATTGACTAATTCCTCGCAAAATAATGCTTGTTTTCTCGTTAAGGTATAACCGTCGACGACAAGCTTTCCGTTATTTAATACCTCGATAGCAATAGGAACACACCTCCTTTATTTATTTAATTAATGCGAATATATGTTCTTATTTTGGCATAAAAAAATACAACCCGTTAAGGCTGTATTTTTCGGTATTTTATTCAGAAAGAAGTAAGATTAGTGCTTCATTCCGTAAAAGCACTAGCATTACTAGAAGCTAGGAGCGACTTCTAGTAACGGTACTACTTTTAGAGGATGACGATCTTATTATTAATAGTATTATAT